TCTGTATTGTTCTGCAACAACACGCAGTCTCAGGTAGGGGACAAATGGGGGGCAGTCCCTTCTAATGGTAGTGTCAGTCATATCGTTGGTCCTCGTTGGTTGATTAATTGATGATGCACCGAGAAGCTGAGCCGGTCGCGACCTTATAGAAAAGTCTTCTAGAATTTTCGAGATGGGTAAATCCCTCTCGAATCCATTCATGCCGCCAAGTGCGGCTGCCTCTGGATTTACCTTTGGCACTTAGCACTCCGTGGCATGCGCGGATGAATTCCCTATGAGTACATCCGACGCCTCCGGCGGCGGTCTCTATTCGACAATATTGGGCTGGTAACATATCGTTAGTCCTCGTTGATGATGGGTTGGTCTCTCTATCGGCAATCGATAGTGAGCTCGCCCCTTCTAGCTTTCGCTACAATGTATTCGGCCTGTTCTGTTGCCTGTTGCTGCGTGGCATAGAAGTGGGCCAGTTCAGATTGGCCGTGGTGATTCAGAAATATTCCCCAGCCAGTTGGTGTGTTGGCAAATCCAGATTCGTTGCCGGTCACTCGTTTAATAACAATGTCGATTAAGATATTCATATATTCTCCTGTGTCTCTCACCCAGAAACCCAGCGCTGGGCTGGGTTCTGGATCGGCTATGGTGGATTGAATCTAGACAGCGGCGCGGATGATGATGAGTCCCTGCTCGATTTGCCAGTAGATACCGCGGGTCCAATCGTACTGCTTGGTTGCACGGCAGTTGATATCCAGAGTAGCGCCACGCGAGGTATTGCTGACCTTGCGTTTGCCTTCTGGCTTGAGGGTTAATATAACGAAGTCGGGCAGATACTCGATGTCGTAGCGGGCGTTGGCAACGAAGCCAGCCTGAGCTGCGGGGTGCGTGTGGTTGAACTGCAACCATGCGCGGGGATTGCCACGATGGAAAGTACCTTGGGTTGTTACCCATGATTCGGCTTGTGCGGGGGTCGCCACTAATTCGGCTGTTGATGATGTAGGCATATCGTTGGTCCTTTGAGGTTTGGCGGCTATCCCTGTCCGCCTCGCCTCATTTTCCTTATTGAGAATCATTCTCATTTGGTTGAAATTAACTACTGAGGGAAGTCTACTCCCTATTGCCTATGAGCGCAACAATTATCACGCCTAATAACTGGATTATTTGCATATGGTCTCTGATATTTTCCTTCACACAATCACTCCTGCTGATGATGGTTAAAGAATTAATAGTAGTGCTAAGGGCAAGTGGATCGTCTAGCGGACGGTCTCAGAAGGCCGTCAGCGGCGGTCCGGTTTTCCCTCGCGTTGCAGCGGGGCTCTCGGCAGTGTATCCTCACTCCAATCGAATCAGGCTGGAGTAAACACAGCATGGGTAAACGACGCGACGGGCTCACAGATAAACAGCGCTTGTTCTCTATCGCAGTGGGTAGTCAAGGTCTCCAGCTCACCAGTGCATATCGTTCCGCCTATGACTGTGAAAATATGGCAGCCTCTACCATAAGACGCGAAGCAACCAGACTAGCTGCTAACCCCACTATCGCCACAATGATAAACGAGCTAAGGGATAGGAGAATGGCTTCTGAACAAGCCTCCCAGCTCTCGAAGGGACTGTCTACCAAGCAGAAAGTTCTTGAACGATTGGAACACTATTCCACTAATGCAGAGCCAAAGGACAGCAATCGCATCCGAGCTCTGGAGCTCTTGGGTAAAAGTTGCGGAGTCTTCACCGAGGTTGTCGAGGTCCGAGGTAACGAACGTAGCAGTGAAGAGATAGCAGCACAGATTGAGGTGAGGTTGCGTGAGATTGCACAACGTAACAAAGCATTGGACACTGACACTGATCAAGTACACTAGAACGAGTGGTCAACAATAGCTGATGGTCAGCAGTAAGTGTGCTACCTGCTACCATACGATCCCAACAGTGCCACATGTCCCACATTCATAGCACTGCCCACAACCCTAGCCTCTCAATTCCCAGCATGCCATCAGGTCAATACCCCCACCCCCCCCTGTGCCAGGAAACACCCACCAAACTACGGAGACATAGTTCCCCACAAACGATTCTATATTTTTGACTACCCCCCTATTATGTCAATAAACGCATAGGAGTCCCTGCCCAACAAAATTATTTTCAAATTTTTGAAGGTTTTTATAGTTGACAGTGAATTTGTCAATAGGCACTATATGGTAAAATTGGTTAGAGTTATGTGGAGAGGATGTTACCGTACACCATCGTATAGTATGTGAACGATAGTGTGTGAACGTGAGTATGATGTTATAGGGTTTTTTATTATTTATGATGTTAACCTGGTGTGACACTACTAGTGTGACACTAGAGTGTGCATGGTTTTAACTCTCAGGATGCTATGTGAACATAAGCCCGGAACTGGTTGCTGATCTTGATAATATGACATTGCCTGATCAGCATGAGATTCTGGCGCTGCTTGAAGAGCTTGATGACGCTACCCGGCGTGAGGCTGGCAGAGGCAGTTTTCTTGATTTTGTAAGGATGATGTGGCCTGCGTTCATAGACGGTGAGCATCACAAGATCATGGCGGATGCGTTTGAGCGTATTTCGCGTGGTGAGTTGAAGCGGTTGATTGTTAATATGCCGCCGCGGCATACCAAGAGTGAGTTTGCCTCTTATCTTCTGCCTGCATGGTTCCTGGGGCAGTATCCTGACAGGAAGGTTATTCAGACTGCCCACACCGCGGAGTTATCAGTTGGTTTCGGCAGAAAGGTTCGTAACCTCGTCGATGACGTAGATTTCAAGAAAATTTTCCCAGAGCTGGCATTACAGGCTGACTCCAAAGCGGCTGGGCGCTGGAGTACCAACAAAGGCGGTGAATACTTCGCTATCGGTGTTGGTGGTGCGGTTACCGGTAAAGGTGCAGACCTGCTTATCATTGACGACCCTCATAGTGAGCAGGAAGGTCAAAGCGCTGATCCCTCGGTATTTGATAAAACCTATGACTGGTATACATCCGGCCCTCGCCAGCGTTTACAACCAGGAGGTGCAATTGTCATCGTTATGACACGGTGGCACATGCGCGACCTGACAGGAAAGATCATCAAGGCTTCTACTCAGCGGGAAGGAACCGATCAGTGGGAAGTCATTGAATTTCCTGCAATTATGTACGAAAACCAACCAAAAGAAAAGGCTTTATGGCCCCAGTTCTGGGGGCTTGAAGAGCTTATCTCTTTGCGTAATGAGCTACCTGCGTCGAAGTGGACTGCCCAGTATCAGCAGAACCCTACCGCAGAGGAAGGCGCGCTGGTAAAGCGTGAGTGGTGGAACATCTGGGAACCGGATTCCCCGCCACAGTGTGATTTTGTTATCCAGTCATGGGACACGGCATTTCTCAAGACCCAGCGGTCGGACTATTCCGCCTGCACCACATGGGGTGTTTTCTCAAAACCCAATGATGAGGGGATAACCACACCCAATATCATCCTGCTGGATGCATTCAAGGAGCGCCTTGAATTTCCAGAACTCAAGAAAACCGCCTATGAGAAGTATCAGGAGGTACAACCTGATGCGTTTATTGTCGAGGCGAAAGCGGCTGGCATGCCATTGATCTTTGAATTAAGGGCGATGGGCATTCCGGTTTCCGAATTTACTCCATCACGGGGAAATGACAAGATCGCCAGGGTTAACGCCGTGGCAGACCTGTTTGCGTCCGGGGTGGTGTGGTGTCCTGAACACCGCTTCGCGGAAGAGGTGATGAACGAGTTTGCGGCATTCCCCGCAGGGGAGCATGACGATCTCGTCGATTCATCTACCCAGGCGCTGTTAAGATTCAGACAGGGCGGCTTTCTAAGTCTCGGCAGCGACGAGGCAGATGACGAGCCAAAACTGACCCGCAAGGGGGATTACTACTAGGTTTACGGGAGTGTAATAGTGGTGCAATTCCACGGGTTAATCTATCGGAACCCTGCAAGTAGCCACTCCCACCCACTAACATTAATCACAGGAGTTAGAACCCTATGAAGAGTGAAATAAAAGAAGCCATAGAAGAAATAGCCAGAGAAATAAAATCATACAAGACCCCGTCATCAGATGCTTCCATGAAATCCTCGCAAGCGGTGTTAAACCTTGCTAATGCTCTGGCTGTGCTAGAGCGTCTAGAAGGGGAAGCACTATGACTGACGAAGAGTATGAGAAGTGGATTAAAGATTTTGATAAAACCATGCTTAAAGGAGGTGAGCTGGAAGCTAAAACCACTGACCTTGGTGATGGTGTGTCAGCTAGGGTTTATCAGCGCAAGGATGCCGACCCAAAGATCACCTTTGGGAAAGGCCCAGCAGATACATATAAGGTGGGTATATTCAGTGCGTCAGGTTATGAGAAGGTTGATTTTGATTCGTTGCCAGAAGAAGTTCAACAAGCCCTGAATAACGAAAGAGAACAAGACCAGAGGAAACAAGCCAGTTGTGGTGTAGCCCTTGCCGGTAATGATGATATTCTGGGGGCAATCATTGATATGTGCGTCCATGACCTGAAACGTAATAACTTTACCTTCAGGCATGATCACAAATACCACAGTAACTGTTTCCCCTATGTCACGCTGGAGCGCTACGAAGAGACTGTTGCTCCTGTCAAACCAAAGAGAATACACAGGCGAATTGATACATTTTTGGTAACGTTTAGCTCAAATGAAGCCACTGTTGGTTTTGAGCTAGATGCAGAGGAAGCCAGATTTCTAAGCCGAGAGCATAGAAAGAAATATCCTAAACGACTGATAGCCCCGAAAAGCTGGCCTCGTCAGGAGGTTCCCGCGATCCTTGATGGTATATACCGGAAGGTTCAGGAGGCTATTAATGCTTTAGAGCATAGTTATCATATGAAGCAGCGAGCCGATGAAGGAGCGCCGCCAACCTCCCACTAATTATTTAAAGGTCAAGATTATGCCAACCTATTACAAAAGCACCGCCAAGAAACCCGGTGGTGGAGTACGCAAGGGATACCGCCGAGGCGGTAGAAACCTTCGGGATGAAGAAGCCAGAGTTATTGGCGTACAGGATAATGCAGCCGATGAGCTGCGCCGGGTCAGGGCCAGAAGGCCACATGATGCGGCTGAACGCAGGGACAGACGCGACCAGTTAGCGCGGGTTGGTTCCCGTGAGCGTAATGCCCGTGACGAGATGCACAGGCTGCGCCGTGAGGCAGCAGGCTACCAGTACGGTGGTGCTATAGGACGGCAAGCTGCCGCGATGGGGCCAGCGATTGCAAGGCGGATTCCGCATGGCGATGATCCTAACCAACGCTTTCGTTCATTGCGCCACTATTTGGGAGATCGCAGGGCTAGAGGATATCAGTACGGTGGTGCTATCGGCAGACAGGCTGCCGCATTTAGCCCATCTATAAACGTCGACCCAGCCGCCATTCAGGCAGCGATTGCTGCCGTTAATCGGAGAGCAGCGGTACGTTATCCGACCTCACCCCGTGGCCCTGATAGAGCCGGATTAGTGCCACCATCTGTTGCGCCTTGGGCGAGCGGTGGTCGTGTTGGATTTAAAACCGGCGGAAGGATTCCTCGTAAGAAAGGAGCGAAATTCATATGAAGAAACAGGGCTATAACGCCAGACTCGATGAGTCTTTGGGTGAACGCAACCGCAAGAAAAAGTCTCGCTCCAAGACCAAGCGCACCACCAAGAAGTCGGCTACGCTGTCTCCTGAGATTAACCAGCATAAACGCATGGCGATGGGAGAGGATGTCCTTACTGGGAAGATGATCAAGAAGGCCAAGGGTGGAATGGCAGGCCGTCGCAAGGAAAGTGAAGGGATGGAGAAAGCCAGTGGTCGCCGCAAGTATGCCGCTGTCGGCACGATGGATAAAGGCAACAAGCGGGTCAAGAGGAGAGCCGGGGGACGCGCCCCTTCTCCTACAGCCGTTAATCTGAATATGGGTGAACCCAAGACCAAGACTATTACAGCGCGTGGTATGGGTGCGGCAACCAGAGGTGGTCAGTTCAGGGAAATTGTGTAGTGGCAATAGACCGACCGCTAGGCGTATATCCTCTGGAAGAACCGGAGGAAGACGAACTCCAGATTGAGATAGTGAACCCTGAATCGGTGAGCATTACCGATGAAGACGGTTCCGTTGTTGTGGATTTTGACCCCAATGCTGATGAGGTAAGCACCGAACACGGTGATAACCTTGCTGAATTTATGGATCATACCGAGCTGATGAAGCTCGGCAGTGAGCTGGTCAACCTATATAACGCAGACAAGGAAAGCCGTCATGACTGGGAAGAGTCCTATATCAAGGGACTCGACCTGCTGGGAATGCGCTTTGAAGACAGAACCACCCCGTGGGACGGGGCATGTGGGGTTTTTCACCCACTGCTTGCCGAGGCGGTGGTGAGGTTCCAGTCGCAAACCATCATGGAGATATTCCCTGCCAGCGGCCCAGCCAAGACCACGATCCTTGGTGAGATTACCGATAAGAAGTCCAAGCAGGCAGACCGTGTACAGGATTACCTAAACTACCTGATGACGGTAGAGATGACTGAATACCGTGGTGAAACAGAAAAGCTTCTTTTCTCTTTACCCATTGCAGGTTCGGCTTTCAGGAAAGTCTATTACGACCCTAATATGGGGCGACCCTGCTCTATGTTTGTACCGGCTGAGGACTTTGTAGTTAGTTATGGGGCGGCAGACCTCGAAACCTGTGAGCGTGCCACCCATGTAATGAAGAAAACCCCTAACGAGGTACTGAAATTACAGCAGATGGGGTTCTATGCAGACATTGAGTTGCCTGCACCAGCACCTGATACTACTGAAATAGCGGCCAAGTACAGCAAACTCACTGGGGATAGCCCTAATTACGAGGTAGATCAACGACATACGCTGCTTGAGATTATGGTAAGCGTGGATTTACCCGGTTTTGAGGACCTGGATAACGGCGAACCGACTAAAATCGGGTTGCCTTATGTCATTACCGTGGACAAAAGCTCCAATCAGGTGCTGGCGATCCGCCGTAACTGGCATGAAGATGACGAATTAAAGCTAAAGCGTCAACATTTTGTCCATTACCAGTACTTACCGGGCCTTGGCTTCTACGGATTCGGTCTGGTACACATGATTGGGGGCTTGACCAAGTCGGCAACCTCCCTGTTACGTCAATTAGTTGACGCAGGAACGCTGGCTAACCTTCCCGGTGGCCTGAAAGCCCGTGGATTACGAATTAAGGGCGATGATTCGCCGATTATGCCCGGAGAATTCCGCGATGTGGACGTTCCCGGCGGTGTAATCCGCGACAATATCACCTTTTTACCCTATAAAGAGCCATCTGCCGTACTTCACCAGATGTTGCAGGAAATTGTGCAGGATGGCAGGCGTTTTGCCTCCGCAGCCGACGTAAAAGCGGCTGATATCAACGGAGAGGCGCCAGTTGGCACGACTCTTGCGCTGCTTGAGCGCGAAATGAAGGTATTGAGCGCGGTGCAGGCCCGTGTCCACGCGGCAATGAAGACAGAACTTAAAATTCTGTCCGGTATTGTCAAGGATCACGGCCCTAATGAATACCCCTACGGCAGTGAAGAGAACGCCATCACTACCGAGGACTTTGATGACCGTATAGACATCATTCCGGTCAGTGATCCCAATTCAGGGACTATGGCGCAGCGGATTATGCAGTATCAGGCAGCCCTTCAGTTGTCTGCACAGGCTCCGCAGATGTATGACCTGCCCCTTTTGCACCGCCAGATGCTGGAAGTTCTTGGAATCAGGGATGCAGACAAGATCGTGCCGAGTACGGACGATATGAAGCCAACCGATCCGATCTCGGAGAACATGGACTTGATGATTGGCGAGCCGGTGAAAGCCTTTATATATCAGGATCATGCAGCCCATATAGAGGCGCATGTATCGGCTATGAACGATCCGAAACTGGCCGAATTGCTTAATCTGGCCCCTGATGCCCAGATGAAACAGGCTGCCCTTACCGCGCACATAGCGGAACATGTGGCCTTCCAGTACAGAAGAGATATTGAGAAAGAGCTGGGGGTATCGTTACCGCCAGTTGATTCAAGCCTGCCGGAGGATATTGAATACCGTCTGTCGAAGCTTGTGGCTCCTGCCGCTGAGCAGTTAACAGGAAAAGCTGTTCAGGAAGCTCAGGCTGAAGAGATGGCTGCCCAGCAGGAAGACCCTGTTATGCAATTACAGGAGGCCGAGCTTGAGCTGGAAGCCAAGAAGGCCGCTGACAAGGTGCAGGTGGATATGGCCAAGATCAATGCTGATCTTGAAAAGGCTGCCGCCAAGGATAACCTTGAGCGTGAGAAGTTAGCCGTTGATGAGAAGATTGAAGGGGCGAAACTCGGTGTTAGGATTGCCGAGACCAATACCAAGGAAGAACTTGAAAGCCGCAAGATTGCTTCCAAGGACAAGCTCGAAGGAGCCAAGCTTGGTACAGAGATAGCCAAGGAAATCATGATTGACGAGCGCACCAGA